AATCATACATAGCATCAGGAAACATTATTAAGAATGCACAGGAGCAAGGTATATTTGTTATACTTGTTGACACAGAGAACGCATTGGATGAGAAATGGTTACAAGCGTTGAAAGTAGACACATCGGAAGATAAACTTTTAAAATTAAGTATATCAATGATTGATGATGTGGCTAAAACTATTTCAGAATTTATGAAAGGTTACAAAGAAGCACACTCGGACGACAAGGAAGGTGCTCCAAAAGTATTGTTCGTTGTTGACTCATTAGGTATGATGCTGACACCAACAGACGTTAATCAATTTGAAGCAGGCGACATGAAAGGTGATCTAGGTAGAAAACCCAAGGCATTAACAGCACTCGTGAGAAACTGTGTTAACATGTTTGGTTCATGGAACGTAGGACTTGTAGCAACTAACCACACATATGCATCACAGGATATGTTTGATCCTGACGATAAGATATCAGGTGGACAAGGATTTATCTATGCAAGTTCAATTGTAGTTGCAATGAAGAAACTTAAATTAAAAGAAGATCTTGACGGTAACAAAGTCACAGACGTAAGAGGTATTAGAGCGGCTTGTAAAGTTATGAAGACAAGATATGCTAAACCGTTTGAAGGTGTGCAGGTTAAGATTCCATACGAAACAGGAATGAATCCATACAGTGGATTAGTAGACCTATTTGAGAAGAAGGGTGTACTAGTGCAAACTGGAAACAGACTGAAATACATTGATAAAGTAGGCAAAGAACACATAGACTTTAGAAAACAGTGGATAGGTGATAAATTAGATATGCTAATGGCAGACTTTACAGAATCTACAGATTTTGCCGAAAAGGAAGAAGAGCCGGCAGTTATAACTAAAACAAAAACTAAAAAAATAGAACCAATTAAAGAAGAGAAATAGATGATAGACTTTACACACGAAGACATTGAACGTTTGTGGAACTCAATTATACATTACGTCCCTGAAAGACAGAAATTGGACATGGCAATTGATTTCATCAAAAGTTTAGAGGACATCGGTGTAGAGCATGACGAACTAAAAGCATCTGCAGAATACGATCCAAAACTTGAAGAAGCAATAGCAACTGTGTTCGAAGAAGAGGAAGTGGACGAAGATGGATATAGTGAGGATGAATGATAAACTGGTACAACGAAGTAAGTAGAAACCTATCTAAGATACCTGATTGTGTAGCATACTTTGATCTAGAACTAATAGAAGCAAAGAAGCAGTGCAAGATATATGGCAATCTAGAGAGAGCGGCCGCTTCATTGCCTGGCATAGTTGAGGAAAGATTTGGACAACTACAACAACTAGAAGCCATACTAGAATATCTAAACATAGAACTAAGAAGATTAAGATCTAAAACTTTTAGAAAATTTCTTGAAAACTACAATAGAGCATTAAGCAGTAATGATGCAACAAAATTTGTTGACGGGGAAGATGACGTTGTTGACATGACAAAAATAATCAACGACTTTGCACTGATAAGAAACCAGTGGCTATCCATCACCAAAGGCTTGGACCAAAAACAATGGCAAATAACGAACATTGTTAAATTGAGAGTAGCGGGTATGGAAGATGCTGATATCTAATAGAATAATACTCACAGATGTAGACGGTGTGCTGTTGGAATGGGAACACCATTTCACCAAGTGGTTACAGCTACGATCATACTTTGACAAAAATGGAACTAGAAATTATCCTTACAAGTTAGTAGACACAGGGCAGGACGACTACGAGATGGCTCACAGATTTGGTGTTAGTAAAGATACAATCCGACAAGAGATCAGAGAATTCAACAGGAGTGCTTGGATGGGAACACAACGACCTATGTTGGAATCACAAACTTGGGTTAAACTTTTAGCGGCAGAAGGATGGACGTTTGTACCTATAACATCACAGACATCGGACATACCAGCACAGTGTCTACGTAAGAAAAGACTAGGTGAATTATTTGGTGAGCATATCTTTAAGAATTACCATATACTAGGTACAGGAGCAGACAAAGATAGTGCATTATCGGAGTTTCATGACACCGGGCTGTATTGGGTCGAGGACAAGCCTAAGAACGCACTAGCCGGGCTCAAATACGGTTTAAAGCCCATATTAATCAATCATCCATACAACAAAGATTTTAATCACCCCGACATCATACGTGTAAATAATTGGAAACAAATACACGAGATATTATCCAAATGAAAATTTATGTAGGTTGGGATTCCAGAGAAGACATTTCATATCAAGTATGTGAACACTCGATCAAACGTAGAGACTCTGAGGCAGAAGTACAACCACTCAAACAGAACGAGATGAGACAGCAAGGCATCTACACCAGGGAAACAGACAAGTTAGCAACGACAGAATTCACGTTCACTAGATTCTTTGTACCGCACCTTAACAATTACAAGGGATGGGCAGTGTTCTGTGACTGTGATTTCCTTTGGAAGATCCCAACAAAAGAACTAGAACAGTACTGCGATGATTCCAAAGCAGTTGTCTGTGTGCAACATGATTACACACCAGAAGAAGGATCAATCAAGATGGACGGACAAGTGCAGACTGCATATCCAAGAAAAAATTGGAGTAGCATGGTGCTCTGGAATTGTGGACATGAAAAAAATAAAATGCTAACACCGGAGTTCCTGAATAAACAGACTCCAAAATTCCTACACAGATTCAGTTGGTTAGAAGATTCGGATATTGGATCACTACCACATGAATACAACTGGTTGGTAGGTTGGTACAAGGAACCCAAAGACGGTTCACCTAAAATACTACACTACACAGAGGGCGGACCATGGTTTGATGGTTACAGGGATTGCGAGTACTCCGACGATTGGAAGAAAGAAGTCATCAACCTGTTCAGTGCATAATGGAATTTTTCAAAAGACTAGACAAAAAATATTATCATACAGATCCAGTAGAACACATTATCGGAGAACAGATACGTAAATTGGCCGAGTACGATGATCTATATGAGAATCAAACACGTTTCGATGGCACAATCTGGACAACATTTAAAGAGACACACAACTTAACTTGTCAGTTTTATGATGACCTAACAGAGATAGATCTTTCAAAGGACATCACATGCTTATGGTTCTTCCGAGAACGGGCCGATAGATCTTCCGGTAATGATGATATATTATTAAAAGATAAAACAATAACTTACAATCCAAATGCAATTTTTATTACAGCATCAAAAGAAATTAAAATTGGCAAACGAAAGAGATTCTTTCCTAGGAGACCATGTGTACAAATAGACATAAACAACGAGATGTATTTAAATATAAAAAAAGGATTGGGCATAAATGAGTGAAGGTGAAAGATTTTTAGATAAGTGTCTCACAACCACAGTGGGCTTACGACCGTGGCCTCACCAAATCATCAACGATACATTAAGTCAAGAGGCCTTTGCAAAGCTGAAGGACAGTTGCTTCAAAACAACTTTGACCAAGACAACAGAACTACATCACATCTTTCCGGATCAATACAGAGACTGGGGCATAGACTTCTACGATGAAACTGTGAACATATGCACCAACCTATTGAGAAACATAAAAGAACTTGTTGGAGTTTATCCAGCAAGTAGATCATACAAGAATCTAGGAGTGAATGCACACATATCTATAACCCCGCCACTGCCATACAAGTTCCATGTACACCAAGAAGGTCTGGAAAAAATATGGAGTTCAGTAACTTACATCACACCTGAGAAGAACATCGGGACAAAGATGTATGCCAAACAAACAGAAGAATCGTTTGTGAGTGAAGCTCCATGGATACCTAACAGCACATTTATATTTTGTGGACAACAAGGGCAGACATGGCATTCGTATGAAAGTAATCAAAATAAAAACAGAATAACATTTAATCTTTTTATACAGAAGACCCGTAAAAATAAATGTTTTATGGAGTTTGCTGACCTTTAATAAAATCCTGCAAGGCATTTACATCTGCATTGAGATGTCTTTTCTTTACCTTATCCCACACAAAGTTATCCCTATTATTGATGTTTAAGTGTGTACGCACCTGCTTACCCGTGCCATCAAATATTTTTTTTGCCTTGAATACAACAGTTGGCAAATAGAGGCATCTACCCAACTTACGTGCAACTTTCTGTGTGTACGAATCAACGTGCCAGTGCCAAAAAAAAGGTGGTGCAAGATATCCTAGAGTATTGATCCAGTTCTTGTGTACAGCAAAGTGTGCCGCTGGCAAGGGCTTATCGGGCCACAGTGTAGGATCTTCTATATCAATTCTCCCCGTGCCTTTTGATCTGCCATCGCTAGGTACAACCATTAAAATTCTATCCTCATACCTGTTAAACTCATTTGCAATTATACTGTCCCACCCTTGGGTCTGTACTTGTACATCGTCTCCCATCAACATCACAATGTCATTCTTAGCTTTCTTTGCCATTAGATTCCAACTGTAACAAGTCGATTGATTTGGCCCAACTGTGTAGTGCTTTTCGTCCAGTAAATCTTTGTACTGTTCTAACGTGGGATCGTCATCATTAAGATAGAAAAGGAATTCTGTTTCACCCTGCTGTGTTTCAGTAGCTGTGTCTACTAATCTCTTTGCTAGAGTAGGCCTGCCTCTCGATGGACAGCAGAACGAAATCATATTAATTTATTCTTCCAAGTTTCTGGGGTCTTGTCATTGATTATTTCTAATGGTAAGTGATACTGAAATTTCTTTGTACCTCTGGATCTAATATATTCAGCAGTCTTCCTAACTGATGTTCTCATGTCTGTTGCTGTGCTGTAACCTAATAGCGTTCTTGCTTTGTCCGACGAACACACTGCTAGTTTAACTTCCTTGGGTCTATCTTTGTGATGTATGGGATCTAAATTAATTCCTGTTTCGTTAGCACACGCTTCTGCTAACTGATTGATTGTTATAGGTTCTTCGTCTGGACCTATGTTGATCACTTCGCCAACAACGTTGTCCTGGAATGCCAGTGCGTTCAGACAATACAAGCAATCATCAATATAACTGAAACATCTTTGTTGCATACCATCACCGTATATGATAGGTTGCTTACCTTGTAGCATTCTATTCAACATAATGGACATCACATTCCTAAACGGGTCGTCGTACTTCTGCCTTGGACCAACTATATTATGTGGTACGGCAATAACATAATCCACTCCGTGTGTTTCGCATAAATTTCTCAAAACATCTTCACCGGCTTTCTTTGCAATACCATATGGATCCTGCGGACGACATTCGTAATCTTCCTTGTACGGCATCACATCATGATGGCCATATCTCGCCATGCTGGAACAGTACACAATACGTTTAACCTTGTTCCGTATCGCCGCTGTAATTGTTGTAACAGACGCTTCAAAAATATTCCTCGTAACAAGTACGGGAGAGAATACTGATAATCCCTCATAGGCAGTAGCGGCAGTGTGATACACTATGTCACACCCTTCCATGGCTCTAGTCATGTTTTCTAAATCACAACAGTCCACTTGGTGGAACTCAACATCCTGTGGTACATTATCAGTGTATCCACCTATCATGTTATCGTTACCAGCAACGGTATGTCCTTGTGATATCATTAGATCTGCTAGGTGTGACCCTAGGAATCCTGCAACACCTGTTATAAAAATCTTCATATACCTATTTACGTTTTCCTTTTTTACGCCACACCACATCCGGCCAGACCTTGATCATAATTTCAAATTTCATCTTTCTAAGAAATTTTTCAATTTCTAAATTACTACTACCGTATTTCTTTGCATTGTTGTTTAATTCTATCATTAGGTAGTCAACATTTGCCAAAGTGTTTTCAGCACCTTTGAGAACTTCCATTTCGTAACCCTCAACATCGATCTTTATTAGATCAACATCCTCAAGATTTAGACTATCCACGGTCACCATGGGTATGGTACCTTCTCCGATCACACGCTTTGCTTGTGTGAAGTCGTCTTCTGATAGTGCTATCATTTTTTCATCATTGCCAACTGCAAGTTGTTGTGTCTCAACATCGTCTGGACAATTTTTTACAAGGCATTCATAATGCACAGGATCTGGTTCAAAAGCAACAACTCTTCCACAAAAACTATTCATGGCCATAGTCCATGTACCTACCCATGCCCCAATGTCTAACACATGATTAAACTTTATGTCTTTATTTTTGCAGTAAGTGATAAGTTTTTCTAGACACTTGCTCTGTGTAAAGTTTTTATTTTTTTTCCAATCCTCTATGTGTACATCATTTGATGGTACCCAGAATCCGTTAATTTTTTCAATCGACATTCCAGATGTCCTTTGCATGGGGCAATAATTTATCGGCCCAAGCTCGTTGTCCTTGCACGTTCGGGTGTTCGTCTAGGTCAGAC